GATTAAGTTCTAAGACCTCACGTCCCATACCATCTACAGACCAGTTAGCAGAGTCAGATAAATCTAACCCTAGAATAGCAGACGCATCTTTTGCCTCAGCAGTCAACCAAGCACGACGTGCCTTGTTACCTGTGTTGAAACGATCATCTGATTTGTTGAATAATCCAAGAGGATTTACTGATGCAGTTGATGTTCTGATCAACTCAGCGAACTCTAATTGAATTTTGTTGCCTGACACTTTCCTAGCAGACAAAAGCAAGGTTTGATTCTCTTGGATCATGTCCAAAGAACCACTGTTAATTGTGTTTTTCATGTGATTTATATGTATTTAAGTAAATCCAAAGTCAGAAAGTGGGATAATATGTTACTATTACCCCACTTGTTAGTTTTGTTATTCGCCAAACTCTAAGGCGATATAACCGAATGTGCACACTAATGCAATCATAGCATTAAGTACACCTGTTCCACCACTAATCAAACTGAAATAAGTATCAGTTGAGAATGTGATTATCATTCCCATTACAGGGATGAACATGTAAGCAGCACAAGCTACAACTAGAATACTAATCATAGCTACAAAAACGTTTTTTAAGTTTTTCATTGTTAAATGAGGTTTAGTTAAACTTAGTTTATCTCTTGTTTAAAGATGTGAGATCCTACATCTGATCTTTTTATAGCGACGATCTCGCTATTTGTGGTACATGTTACACCGTTATTGGTGTAGAAGTAAAGAAAGTTTTGCTCTTCCATTTGTTATTAGGTTTTGGTTAATGTTTAAAAGTAAAGTGGTATAAACTAGTATGAACTATTTTTAGGTAGTTATAGTTTACACCACTTGTTATTGCGGAGAGAGATGGAAACCAATCGTTCTTCCTCTCGGCATTAACTAATATCTTGATTATTAAGTAGTTAACGTAGTTATTATTACATCAAGTAAACAAAGAAAAAGGGCTTAAAGCCCTAATTTCTCTGCAAACTCTACGGCTTGGTCCCAATCTGCATCCGAAGGGTCAAACCAAAAGGTTTCTTCTTTAATGTCAGTTGCACTAAAGGTTCTCTTTGTCAAGGACATCTTGCCTGACGATGAAATGAATTTTTTCCACATAACAAATGGTTTTAATGGTGGCGGTATTGCCAATCCGAGAACTAGCGGGGGTCGTTGAATATGTAGGAAACCGCTCGCAAAAATTTCCCCCAAAAAAATAATTTTTAAAAAATTTTTTTCCACTATAAACTAATTCCTAGAAAATATTTTCCACTATAATGTTACAACTTCAAACATAGTTTACCCTTATTTCGTAACATTTCCACCTACAAATTTGTTACAAGATAACTGGTTATTAAAGGGACTAAATACATAGTTATTATCCCCGTTAAGGTACATTATTCTAAACACTAACTTAAAATATCACCGATAGGGTACTTTATTTCAGACATTATTAGTAATTTTGGAATCTAACTAAAATCTACAATGGCTAAAGTAAAACAATCTAGCACGTCATTCGTTGCTAAACCTAAAAGAAAGCGTCCAGGAGTTCACGCTAAAACTAAATACTCATCAATCAAAACTTCAAAAAATTACAAAAAAATTAGTAGGGGTCAAGGTTAATGTTGTATATTTGTCTCACGAACCGTCATCACTGACGATCACCTCTGAGGGCCAAAAGGTAAGTAAGAGGTCAGAAGTTGGGTTCTAATAATGCTAACGAACAGGTAACCAATCCATTACGACATAAGCATTAGGAGTTGTCCCCAATAGTTCGTGAAAATGTTAAAGAGATAAAAGTCCTGGGGTGGGTTATAACTATAGGCTGAAAGAAATGTTCCACCGAAGGCTAAAGACGGCAGTGACTTAAAACTCTTTAATCAACAAAAAATCGCTAAGGGGATAATTGTATCTTTTTAAGATTTAGTGTAACGGATTTAAAATCAACAACTTATGGATATTATATTAATGTTTGTAGCATCAATAGCAGCAACAATTACTGTTATCATAAAAATTAATCAGTATTATACTGATAAGTTTAAGAATAAATAGTAACTTTGTGTTATGCCTACAACTCTATACACTGGTGTTATGGTCAATAAAGACCCAGTATTAAATACTGAAGATAACTACTCACCTGCAGTAGTAATTACTGATCATGTAGTTCAAGTGTTTAATGAGAAAGATGAACTTACTATTGAGTTTACTTACGAAGAGCTTAGAGGTATAATGGGAGTAATGGCTGCTGAGCAGGAGAAAGAGCATTTCATTATTCGTGCTAAAATCAAAGAGAACTAATGAAGATTACAAAAAATAATTATAACGAACTTAAGAAAAAAGAGTTAGATAATAACTACGCTAAAGTTTGGCATGTTAATGAAATTCGTGAAGAGTTGTTAGCTAGTAGTACAACAACAAAAGCTAATTATGTAGCAGTTGGTGGAGAGGTTGACATAACTACAAATGCAGGTAAAATAGAAGTAGATGGAACAATTTCTTCATCTATTTTAGTAAATGGAGATTTTGTAACACAAGATTCAATCATACTATTAACTTGTGATACAGGAGGTACAGGAGATGTAGTTACAACTATTCAAACTGTTGATAATGGATTTTTTGGTATTTATTATTCTATACTTGATTCAACAAATGATACTATTTACATACATTATTTAATTATATAAAAGATGAAACAATATTCTATAGAAGAACTCAAAGCAGAGTTCGCAAAACATGGTTACGCTTTTACAAACTTCCACTTAGTTGGTATACGTTCTAAAGCTAACCTTAAAAATCAATTTGATGATTTAATCGCAGTTATTAATAATAACGAGATTACTTGGTACACATGTACTACTAATCCAGGTACTCACTGGTTGCAAAATTTGCTTAACCCTAAAGGTGCAGCATTGCTAAAGCCTGGTCAATGGAAAGATTGCTGGCATGTTGGTATGCACCAAAGTAAGTACGAAGCATTAACTCAGTGTGCTCCTGTTACTGTATTTAGAGATGGTAATAAGAATGATGTAGCTGAAGAGTCTTCAGTAACTGAGACTGGTATCTTTGGTATTAACATTCACCGTGCTAATGAGAAGATGGTTTCTAAGCTTATTGATAAATGGTCTGCAGGATGTCAGGTTCTTAATGATCCTAAACAATTTGCAGAGTTACTTGGTAAGTGTAAAAAGTCAGGTCTTAAGAAATTTACATACACCCTTTTAAAAGAATTCTAATATGACATTTTTACAAGAACAAGCTGTTCCTAGTTTTGGAATATTTGAACAGTTAGCAAACTATGGTGCTTTAGGTTTAGCAACACTAGCACTTGGTGCATTAGCATGGTTCTTTATCAAAAGAAACATGGATGAACAAGATCGTCTGCGTCGTAAACTAGAAGATAAAGATAAATGATATTACTACAGGCACCTGCATCATTTGGAGTATTTGAAACCTTAACTCAGTACGGAGCTCTTGGAGTTATTGTACTGGGTTTAGGTGCAGTACTATGGTTCATGCTAAAGCGTCAAATAGCATCTGAAGATTCTTTAAAAAAGAAAGTTGATGACTTGCAAAAAGAACTTAATGACTATATCAAAACAGATACGGGAAAGATACAAAGTGCTTTAGACAATAACACGCAAGCTCTCAGAGATTTACGTGAGATTATATTACTTAGTAAGAAGTGAAGAAAAATCTTTTACTATACGGAGTTCTAATTGCTTTAGTAAGCTTAGTAGTTCTAAGCATTGGTATGGCAGGTAATGGACATGTAGAGGTAGTAGAAGAAAATGTAACATTAGAGGAAAAAAATACAACATTAACAAAACAAAATCAAACCTTAACTCATGAAAACAAACAGTTGAATGAGAAGGTAGAAGTTTTAGAAACCGCAGTAGAGACCTATGAAAAAGCTGATTCTGTTCGTGCTTCTCGTGATAAGCAGTCTTGGAAACTTGATGTCCCAATCGGGGATTAAGAAGTATCCATATACTACTATTGATGAGGATGGTGAAACTAAGATAGTAGTTATGACTACAGATCAAGCTGACCTTATAAATAAAAAGTATAAGGACATGGAGGCTGAACTTAATGCATTAAAGACTACAATTAAAACGCAGCAAGATACAATCATTAAGCAAAGAGTAATTATCAAGATTCAGACAGATACAATTTTAAAACAAGAAGTAGTAATTAAAACTCAGATTGATACAATTACTAAGTACAACGAGAAAGTAGTTTATATTGAGACGAATAAGGATAGTATTAATACGCAGTTCTCATCTCTACAAGATAGCTTGTGGAAATGGGCATTAGGACCCACATTAATCTATACTACATATCCTGACAATACTAACGTGTATCTTATGGATTTGTCACATTACTATATGGCTACAGATGACTTTGGTATAGTGATGGCTAAGATGTTACCACGTGACTATAAAAAGTATAAAGACTTTGTTACAACATATGGGTTAGATGAAAAAGCACTTTGGAAATTTAAGAATGAGATGAATATAGAATACTTACCTCATCTTAAAGTGGAGAAAAAGAAAGTTTGGAAATATAAAACACAATATAGAAAATGAAAAAGTTTTGGACAATGTTTGATGACAATAACTCTGTAAATGAAAAAGCAGTTATTGGGTTTGGTGCATTTATAGTAATGATCATCTTTGCTATAGTTGACATAGTAACAGGTATCTTAAATAGACCTTTACTAGTAAATGAGTTTATCTTTGATTCTTTTAAACTACTTACAGTAGCATGCTTTGGTATTGCATCAGTAGATAAATGGATTAATAAGAAACATAATAACGAAGAGCAAAATGAAGAAGACGCTAATGTCTAAGATAGAAAAGATAGTTATTTTAGCTATTTTAATTGGCTTAGGAGTTTTATTTGTTTTAATGATGTTTACTAAAACAGATCCTAACCCTATTCCTCAACCTAATCAATACGAGAATTCAATAAAAGAATTAGAAGAAAGTAATAGACAATTAGATGCATTAATAGATTCTATTGAAACAGTAGATAGTCTACATCTTATTGAGCTTAGAGAAAATCAAATTGAATTAAATAATAAAAAAGATGAAATTCGTAAAATTATTAAGTTTCTTCCTGATACTGATAGCAAGTTCAGGGACAGTTTATGGGCAATATATCTTAAGGACTGATCAAGGAGATCTTATTCTTAATAAAGAGCAAGAAGTTAAGATTCTTAGTTTGCTTCAAGAGAAAGAAATCTTATATTTGGAGATTCAAGATAAAGATTTACAAATCACTTATTTAAAAAATAAAGAAATGGATAGCTTTAGACTAACACAAGCTCTTATGGAGGGAAATGAAAAACTCCAAGGTAAAGTACTAACTTTATCTAAAAAAGTAGATGACCAAGCAATCGAAATTGGGAAGTTACAAAAGACTATAGAAATTAAAACAAATAGACTACGAGCATTTCAAATAACAACTGCTGTAACGTCTGTAATAATTATTCTAAAGTTTCTTGTTATGTAAAAGATTTGATTATATTTGCACATATAAACACTAACACATATGTCAAATTTAATCAATTTTAATCCAACTCGTGATTGGGTTGTGGTTCCAGATCCATCAGTAAAAGAAACTGACGGAGGTATTTTATTATCAGAAGGTGCTGCTATGGCAGCTAAAAAACCAACATCTACAATTGTTGCCGCAGGCCCACAATGTACTCAAGTTAAAGTAGGAGATGAGATTCTAGTTCATCCAACAGCTGAAGGTTTTTTCTTTGAAGTTGATGGAAAGAAATATGCAGCTATTAACGAGTTCATGGTACTTGGTGTTATTCCATCCAAAGCTATCCAAGGAACTACTAATCTGTAAACTAAAAGCCTATTAATTTGTACAATGGACGGCACGGTAACAATATCGTTGAAAGATTACGATGAGTTGCGTAATCAGGAAACATTCGTAAAAGATACAAAACAGGCTTTATTAAAATCAGCTAAAGAGTTAGAAGTATTCTTATCTTTTCTTTGTACCAGGGAATCAATCACTGAATACATTGACGAGTTTAATAATCACGCAAAGACTTGCAAAATTAGACTGATAGATGGTAGAGCCAAAATAGAATTATTAAATGCAAAGCAAGATGAAAGCGATCAAAATTAAAGCACAGACAACCTTTAAATATCTTTCATTCTTTAACGGATTATTTAAGCTCACAGAAAATGAACTTAAAGTTCTTACAGCTTTAGTTGAAAATAACGAAGAGCAAAATCTTTGTTCAGCTGCTAACAAAAAGAAGATAGCTGAGATACTAGAGATTAAAGATCACAATACTCTAAACAATTACGTTAAAAGATTGAAGGATAAAAAAGCTATTATTAAAGATAAAGCTAACTATAAACTAAACCCAATGCTTGTAAAGCAAAACAGGGTTATAGCCATTATAGCAGATGACAAAGATTAATATAGCTAAAAAGATAGTATGCATATGGGATTTAAGTTATTTCTATGTAACGACAATTCAGGATGCAAATGGAACTTTAGATGAATGTATAATTGAACAATATGAATTCGAAAATCAAGGCAAGCATCCTACAGATGATTAAAAATTATACTGTAGACACATGGGATTATGTTAAAGAAGGTTGTCCTCCTACTCCAAAAGATGAATATGATAAAAGGATAGAAACCTGCAATGCATGCCCATCTATTATTCATGAAACTTTTAAGTGTTCAGTATGTGGATGTCCAATGGCTAAAAAAGCTAGAAGACAAACATCATCTTGTCCACTTAATAAATGGCCTAAAACTGTCATTGGATCTACAGGTAAAAAAATTCAATTAACTAAACCCAATGAAAAAGGAAAAGAAACTGATAATCCAACTGGCAACAAAGCATAATCTTCCAATACACACTATTGAAGAAGTTATCTTTTCTCAATTTAAGTTTGTAGCGGAAATTATTAAACAGCCTGGTTTTCAGACAATTAAGCTTCCATATTTTGGAAAATTTCATGCAAAAAAAGAGCGCATAGCTCACATGAATGAGAAAACTAGGCGCAAACTAGAAAACAAAAATAAAGAAACTAAATGAAAGATCTACTAACACTAGCAGAAGGAAAAGTTGAACCATCTCCATATGCGTTAACTATCCCAGAGTTTAAAAGTTTATCTGTAAATGAACTAGCATTTGTTTACTTTTTTGTTGACCATAGATCTAGTTATGCAGCCTATGAAATAGATGAAAGGCAGGATATTCTTTTGGCTGACTTAAAAATGACATGTGTCAACCCAAAGATTAAAGCAGCAGTTAGTAAGTATATGTTACTATCTGAAACGCATGCTATCAAACTACTTAAAGCTGCACGTATATCAGTTACTAAACTTCAAAAGTATTTTGAGACTATTGACCTAACAGATATGGATGAGAATGGACGACTAATCTACCAGGCAAAAGACTTGGTTGCTAATTTATCTAAAATGGGGGATGTAGTTGAAGGATTAGATAAACTAGAAGAGTTAGTTAAAAAGCAAGCAGAGAAAGATAATCCAAATCGTGGAGGAGTTGTAACAAATAAGTATAGCGAATGACGAAGTTTAAAGATACACATTTATTTTCCCCAGCATCAAGTACATTTTTGACCAAAGGGTATTATACCGATGAGGCCAAAAATTCTAAAAAGTACTATGAGTTTTGGGATGAAGAAAAACATAGATGTTTGTACGGATATGAAGTAGATGGAGTTCACATTACAGGGTTCCATTACTTTTATCTTAACTATTGTGTTATAGATAGAGTTGTAGACGTAGTTGACCCAGTAACTGGAGAAGAATACTCACAACGTGAAAGAACTTTCCCTGCATTTTATGATGGGGATTACGACTATTTTCAGTCAATAGAAAAAGCACGTAAAACTAACAAGCATATTGTAGTACTTAAGGCTCGACGTAAAGGTTATTCGTACAAAGCCGCAGCTATGTTAGCTAGAAACTACTACCATTTACGTAATTCTAAAAACTTTGTATTTGCATCAGATAAACAATATTTGATTGGTGATGGTATTATGTCTAAAACATGGGATATTCTTTCGTTTATAGATGACAATACTGCATGGACTCAACCAAGGATTAAAGATACTGATATGCATAAGCAGTCAGGATACAAAAAGAACGTAAATGGTGCTGACGTAACCCTAGGTTTTAAGTCTCAAATATTAGCAGTTAGCTTAAAAGACGATCCAGATAAAGTCCGTGGTAAAGCAGGGGAGTTAATTTTCTTTGAAGAAGCAGGATCCTTTACAGGTTTGTTAAAAGCTTGGGAAGTTGCTATGCCAACTATGAAACAAGGATCTAAAACACTTGGAACTATGGTAGCATTTGGAACTGGTGGAGAAGAAGGGCCTGGATTTGAAGGATTGGAAGAGTTATTCTATCATCCTGATGCATATGATTGTTTAGCATTTGAAAATGAGTGGGATGCAGGTGCAATGGGTACACATTGTGGATTCTTTCACCCTATTTACAAGAACTTAGATGGGTTTATTGACAAAGATGGGAATAGTGACACTAATGCAGCTATAGAATTCGAGTTAGAACAGCGAGAAAAGAAGAAAAAGGGTAATGATGCTAAGTCATTTGACCAATATGTAGCAGAACATGCCTTTACTCCACAAGAAGCTACACTACAAGTCACTGGAAATACGTTTGATGTCACATCTTTAAAAGAACAGTACAATAGAGTGATAGCAAACAACCTAGATGCTATAGGAGTAGCAGGAGAATTGTATTATAACTCTGATGGTAAGGTAGATTTCCGTGGTAATTCCCCACATAGACCTATTACTAAGTTCCCACACAGGAAAGATGATGACGTAACAGGTGCAGTTGTAGTCTATGAAACCCCATATAAGACTGATATTGAACAAGTTACCCCAAAAAACATGTACATAATAGGGCATGACCCTTACGCGCAAGCGGGTACGTCAGGATCTTTGGGAGCAGCATACGTTATTAAAGTTCCAAATAACCTATCTAAACCAGATGACTTAATTGTTGCATCTTATGTAGGCCGTCCACAAACTCAAGACGAGTACAATAGAAATCTGTTTATGTTAGCAGAATACTATAACGCAAAAATAGGATTTGAGAATGACCGAGGTGAAGTTATACCTTATGCTAAGCGATTTAGGAAGTTACATTTATTGCAAGAAGAGTTTGAAATGCTAGATAAACGTGATCTTCGTAGTAAAACAGTTAAGCGTCAGTATGGAATGCACATGACTGAGCAACGTAAGAACCAAGGAGAACTTTATATTAGGGATTGGCTAATAGATAGTAGGGGATCTGATGAAGACGGCAACGTCACTCTTAATATGCATAAGATTTATGACCCAGGGTTATTGCAAGAGTTAATTAAGTTTAATCGTAAAGGTAACTTTGACCGATCTATGGCGCTAATGATAGCAATGTACCATATGCGAGAGTTATATAACAAAGAAGTCTATGTCCAAATCAATGATAATTCGACAAATGATTGGTTTGATAAAAATTATAAGTAACTTTGCTAATATAAGACATTTTATATTTAATTTTGTAAGTAATGTACGGACAAGCCCATATACCTAAACAAAGAGTTCCATTAAGTCAGAAAGATGAGAAGTGGAAAAAAGATTGCGTAGATGCATTTATTAATTTATCTAAATTTGGTATCAGTGAGCGTCGTGCATATTTGCGATCTTTGTATGACTACTATAATGGTGTAATAGATGAAGAAGACTATAACTATGTACTTAAACCTTACGGAAAAACTAGAAAGAATTTCCCAACTAAGCTACGAAACTACCCAATCATTAAACCCATTATTGATTTACTTCTTGGAGAGAAATCTAAGCGTCCTTTAGAGTATACAGTAACTGTACAAAATGCTGATGCTATTAGTCAGAAAGAAGAGCAACTACAAAACTTGCTTTTAAATAACATTCGTACTCAATTCCTAAATGCTCTTATTCAACAAGGACAAGTTGAAGGAGAACAACAAGAAGTTCCGCTTCCTAAGCAAATTCAAGAAGAATTCAATAGATCTTATGTAGATTCTAGAGCAATTAGAGGACAACATGCGTTGAATTATATTATGAATCAACAAGAAATTTATGATAAGTTTCAAAAGCAGTTTTTTCATTTCTTAATTGCAGGGGAGTGTTACTCACACAAAGGAGTTAGACGTAACGAACCATTTTATGAAGTCATTAATCCACTAGATGTTGACTTTGATAAAGACCCAGATATTGATTTTGTAGAAGATGGAGATTGGGCAATCATTAGAAAATTTTCTCATGCCTCTACTATAGTTGATGCTTATGGAGAGTTCTTAACTGCTGAACAAATTTTAGAATTAGAATCTCCTACTCATACATCTGCAGAAGCTTATCTTTTGTATCGTGCAGAAGCATCTGGAGCTGATGATAATATCTATCGTAACAGATTGATAGAAATTGTAACGGTGTATTGGAAGTCAAGAAAAAGAATTGGGTTTTTAAATTATATAGATCCCAATACGGGAACTCAAGAGGTTAAAGAAGTTGATGAAACTTTTAAGTTAACTGCTGAGATGAAACAAGAGATGGGAGCAACTTTAGAGTGGGAGTGGGTTAATGAAGTATGGGAAGGAATTAGAATTGATAGAAGATTCTATATTAAAATGAATCCATTAGCAATTCAAAGAACTAGTCTAGATAACCCATCAATTTGTAAACTACCAATTAACGGAAGAAAATATTCTGATATTAATTCTCAACCTATCTCTTTAGTTAGTCTTGGAATTCCTTATCAGCTAAATTACAATATTTACAAGTACCGCATGGAGTTAGCAATAGCCAGGTCTAAGGATATTGTTGCTCAATTCGATATTAATATGATCCCTAAAAATTGGGACATGGATAAGTTTATGTACTATGTAGAGGGTACAGGTATTGCTTGGGTAGACTATAACAAAGAGGGAATACAACTATCCCCCCAGCACCAATCTGTGTTGGATATGTCAATTAAGACGATCTCACAATATCTTACCCTCTTAGAATCGATAATGGTTGAGTGGGAAAAATTGAGTGGTGTTAATAGACAACGCCAAGGTTCCGTTGGAATGTATGAAGGTAAAGGAACATCACAACAAGCCATTGTCCAATCTTCTCATATAACAGAGGATATATTTAGAAAGTTCTCAAACTTTGAGCAACGTGAATTGCAAGGATTAATCGACTACTCTAAAGTGGCTTGGATTAACGGCAAGAAAGGAATGTTTGTAATGCCAGACAACACATTAGCTGAATTGGATGTTGAAGGATTAGGACACTTAGAATCTGAATATGGAATCTTTGTCTCTGATGCTGGTAAAGATGTAGAGAAACTTCAAGCTATTAGAGGATTTGCACAAGCAGCTGTACAGAATGGTCTTCCAATGTCAGCAGCTATTTCAATCTTTGAAAGCGATAGTTTCCCACAAATTAAAGATAAAATTAGACAAGCTGAGAAAGCTCAAGAAGAATTGCAAAAAGCGCAACAAGATGCTCAAGCCCAACAAGGACAGCAACAAATGCAAATTCAACAAGCTCAAATTGAGTCTCAACAATTGGATAAAGAAAAAGATCGTCAATTACAAATTGAACTTGCTCTTATTGCAGCTGAAGGTGATGATAAAAAGAATTCTGCATCATTGGAAAAAATGATGAAAGACTTTGAAATTAAACAAAAGCAATTAGAACTTAAAGAGCAAGAAATTAATAATAAACTTATTCAAAATAATACCCCAGAATAATGGCAAAAGATCTATCAAAATATCTAACTCCTTTAGATAGTTTAGAAAAGAATGGAACCGAAGTAATTAAAGACTTAGAAGCAGGTTTCCGTGGGTCAGGTAGATTAGATAACTTGGTAGCAGAGTTAGCATTAAGCATGTTAGAAGTTGCTAATAAAATCCATCTTCTTCATTGGGGAATGACTGGTCAAGGTTCTTATGCTGCTCATCAAACTCTTGGTGACTTATATGACAGTCTTAGAAATAGAGCAGATGAAGTTGTAGAAAATTACCAAGGTATTGCAGAAACATTGTTGACATTTATGGATTTTAATGTTAGTCCTAAATTTAAAGATGTAACTAATTGTATGACTGCTTTAGATACACTTAAAAATAAAGTTAATGATTTACAAAAAGAAAGTAAATTTTCTGAATTCAATAACTTACTAGATGAGATTAAAGCAGATATTAATAAAGCTAAGTACAAACTTACTTTCTTGAAGTAATGGATAATGCTACTAGAAGACAGATATTAGAACGAGTAAAGCAATTAGGTTATCCTAATACAATAGAGGCTTTACAAAATCCTCAAGTACTTGATCAATATGAACAGCAATTGCAAGCTCAGTCTCAACAGCAGCAACAACAACCCATTCAACAACCAGAACCTATTAGTTTTCCTACTCCTCCTGCTACTACTCCTAACTATAAAGTACCTCAGCCTGCACAATCCGAAGCTAAACCTTTGGTAATGTCTTTTAATGAGACTGCTCCACAGTTAATGAAAGATGGAGGCCCTAAAGATCCTCCTAAAAAACAAACACGTAATCTTTACGATGAAGATTTATTAATGGAAGGACTTAAACCTAACTTTGCTACTCAAGATAATACTTATACATTTAATCCTAGAATAGAAGAAGCTAAAAAAGATGATGTTAAGGGAGTAACTCCTAAACAAAAAGTTCAGACAGCTACTACTAAAAAGAAAATTGCTGAAGAAGATAAATTAGCAAAAATAAAAGAAGATTTATTAGATCAAGGAGAAATAAAACCAGCAACTGAAGGAACAGAAAGATTAAAAAATCAGTTTATTTATGCAATGGATCAACCTCTTGATGCAGTAGGATCTTTAATGCAAAGAGGTTATGTACCACAAGGTAACTTAAGTGGTAACTATCCTACATCATCTCCTATGAGCGATGTAATAGGAGCATTTAATCCTGTTTCTGCTGTAATGGATGTTGCAAGAGTTGGAAAAGATTTAACAGAAAAAGAAACATATACTACTTTAGGAGGAGCCGCTGAATTAGGTTTACACACTTTAGGAGTTTTACCATCAGTTAAATTAGGAAAACAACTTGGTAAAAAAGCATTAGCAGAAAGTTTATATTGGGGAATTGAACCAATAGGGTATGGAGTAAAAGAAAAATTAGCACAGTTTCCTATTAATTTAGTTAAATATGGGTATCATGGATTAAAAGGAAATGCTACTAATGTAAAACTTAAAACTATGGAAGCTATGATAGACGATAGATTAAGTGTAGTAGATGCTATAAAAAAAGGAGAACCATATAAACAAGAGTTATTTAAAAAACAAGTTAGAACACTATTTAATCCAAAAGAAAGTCCTTCTGGAATTTCTATACCTACTGAAGCAAGATTAGATGCTTGGAGAACTACTTGGAATAAACCTCAATTATTTAATACATTTTCAAAAATTGGTGATGATAAATATGTATTAAATGCAGCTAGATATGATATGAGTGATAGAAAATTAAGTCATTTAGTATCTAATATTGAAGCAAATAAATTAACAAGAGAATTTAAAAAAGGTATAATTTCTAAAGATGCGTATGATAAATCTTTAAAAGCTATTTCTGAAAAATTATCAGGTAATCCTGAATTTAAAAATAAAACTTTTAAAGATATAGAAAAAATGATGGATGAAAATCCTGAAGAATTTAGATTTGCACAAAAATTTGATGTTGATGACGCAAGAAGAGGGGGAGCTGCTTCAGGTTATTTAAAAGATGAAGGGTTTACAGATGTATTAAGTGCTGCAGATGAATTTGGAGTAAGAGGAGGATTTTTATATCATAAAAAAATAGATGCAGATGGAAACATACATTTAAGAGCGCATGATAGATGGGATTTTAATCCTTGGGCAAAAAGAGGAGTAATCAGAAATGTTCCAAATGCTAATATGCAAAAAATGGAAGATAAAAATGTAATTAACATTTTAAGAAATATAGATCCAATTAAATTACTAGGTGGTAAACCTTACGATATTGAAAATAACTATATTTTAGATCCTGTTACACATACATTAATTAGAGCTTATAAAACTGGAGGTAAAAAATGCTATACTTGTAACAGTTCTAAAATGAAAGTGTTATATAATAAAGCAAATTATAAAAAATAATTAAACAGTTTTTAATTAAAACCCTTAATATATCTTTGTGATATGAGTAAACCCACAGTTAAATTTGAAGACATTACTTTAGACGATGTTCTAGGGGATGGAATCGAAGCAATTAGCACAGACGAAGGTGCAAAAGTTGCTTCAGCCGCTGATGACAGCGATGATAATGATGATATTAAATCTGATCCATTAGATGATGAAGAAGATGATAAAAAGTCCAGTAAATTATCTAAAAAACTGGACACAGATGATTCTGATGACGATGATACTGCTGATTCTGACGATGATGACAACAGTGGTAATTTCGGTGATGGTGACGATGGTATTATTTCTTCTATTGCTAAATCTCTTGGTTACGAATTGGAAAAAGAGTATGCAGAGACAGAAGAAGGTCTAGCAGAATTTACTAAAGACATTGCACAAAACATTGCAGAAGATCAACTTGATGGTTTGTTTAAACAATTCCCTTTAGTACAAAAACATTTGGATTTTGTTTTAGCAGGTGGGGATCCTGAAAAATTCTTTGATGCTTACAATCCAAGAGCGAGTTTTGAAAATATTGAGTTAGAGCAAGAAGATTCTCGTACTCAGAAATATATGATTACTGAATTTTTAAGAACCAAAGGTCATGACGATGAATTTATCAAAGACATGATTAATGATTATGAAGATTCTGGTAAGTTGTATGACAGAGCTAAAGTTGCTCAACGTAATCTTGCTACTATTCAAAAGCAGGAACGTGATGGTTTAGTTCGTCAACAACAAGAGCAACAACAACGTGCTCAAGAAGAAAACGAAAGATTTTGGGAGGGTGTAGCTAGTACAATTCAAGAAGGAAAAGAATTTGCTGGTATCCGTATCCCAGATCGTGAAAAAGCTAAATTCTTTGATTACATTTCTGAACCTATTAGCGATAATGGTCAGACTCGTAGAGATAAGGATTATGCAGAAGCTAATCTAGAAGCTAAACTAGCTTTGGATTATTTGATGTATAAAGGCTTTAACTTGAAAGATATTATTAACGTAAAAGCAAAGACTGAAAGTGCTGTTAGTTTAAAAGAAAAAATTAAACAAAACGAAGAGCGTGTAAGGTCAATGCAAACCAACGATAAAAAAGGAAAGAAATTTGATGCAGATAATCTGGATCTAAAAGCATTGTTTGGGTAACTAAGCAATATAACAATTAACTTTAAATAAATATAATTATGGCTCTAATGCAAGTTCTTAAAACGTACTATAACGATGCCCAAATGACCGACACTAACTCGTTGGTTAACGCACTTATGGAACGTCCAGAGGAGATCTCTCCTATCATTACTCACTTGGCTGGTCGTGAGGAAAAGAAATTTCCATTGTCTTTCTTGACTGAAGGTGTTGGAAACACTCGTTCAATTGATCGCTACGAATATGAATATCGTGTTAAAACTCACGAAATAAATGTTCGTCCTGTTGTTTCTGCTGCTCCTGCTGCTGTTCAAGGTGCTGGTGGTGCTCCATTTTTCTTGACTTTTCCTGATAAATGGTTCATTTTTCCTTACACTTTGGTATCTCAATCAGGTACTCTTGCTCGTATTATGAGTGAACCAGTACCAGATGGTTCAGGTTGGAAGTACACTTTGCGTCTAGTATCTCCTGATACAGCTTCTGTATCTGTTGCTGATGCTTCTCCTGGTGCTTTGTGGGGTATGATGTATGCTAACGTAGGAATTGACTTTTCTCGTGGTAATGCATCTAACTGGACTGCTCCTGGTTTGGTTCGTAGCAAAATTGGTACTGTACGTAAATCTTACCATTTTTCTGGAAATGCTAAAGATTATGTTGCTCAATTTGAATTGCCTTTGAAAGAAGGAAGTAAGACTAAATTGTGGATGGATTACGAAGAGTACCGTCACATGTTGAAGTTTAAAGAAGAGTGTGAAATGTACTATTGGTATGGTCAAAAAACTCATGATGCAAATGGTGTTAGCACTATGTTGGATGAGAATGGTCAACCTGTAGTTTCTGGTCCTGGTTTGTTGGAGCAAATCATTAACAAAGACACTTACTCTAACTTGACTCAAGCTAAAATTGAAGAAGTTATTGGTGATTTGTTCTATGGTATGACTGATGCTACTGACAAGCAAGTAACTCTTTATACTGGTATCGGTGGAGCTCGTGAGTTTGACCGCGCTTTGAAGACTTACTACTCTTCTAACTCTTATTTGCAAACTACTCAACCTACCTTTATTACTGGTTCTGGTCGTAACTTGGGTATCACTGGTTACTTCACTAGTTATGAGCATGTTGATGGTCATAGAGTTAACGTAGTTAAATCTCCTTTGTTTGATCACGGTCCTGTTGCTCAAGCTTCTAAAAAGCACCCAGTTTCTGGTTTGCCTTTGGAATCTTATCGCATGGTATTTGTTGACCAATCTACTTATGATGGTGAAAACAACTTGCAAATGGTTAACAAAAAAGGTCGTGAGTTGTTGCGTTGGTGTGTTGCAGGTTCAGTTGTTCCAAAAGGATTTACTGAAACTGACACTCGTGCAAGTGATATTGATGGCGCTTCTGTGCATATGTTGAAGACTGCTGGTATTTTGCTTCGTCGCTTCGATACTAGCTTGGATCTTCAGTGTGTTGCATCTTAAGTTGTGTTGGTTTATAAAAAGATGGGGGGAGTTAACCCTCCCCTCATTTTTTCTAAATATAAAAAATTCCTAGTTATTCTTAATCTGGGAAATAATTAAATAAAAAGAACAAAATTATGAGAACAATTATTATTAGAAGAAAGGAAGTACTTAATCACCTTCCAAAAGAAATCAGAGCTGGAGCTAAAGTTAAAATTGGATCCATCTTTGTAAACAGACTTCCACTCAAAGGAGTAGAAGGTAAAGAAGAAGAAAAATTATTGAAAGAATTGGTTGATGTTCCACCTACACACAACGAATGGCCTGCAAAAACAAAAGACTTCTGGTCTAGTTTAAGCATTACAGTTCCATTTGAAGGAGTAGAGTTAAACATTGAAACAACTGAAGATGGTACGCCAATTAATCCAATGGATTACATTAGATACAAGTGGGCAATTAAACATCGTCAAGTTGCAATGTCTGAAGATGAAATGAAAACTTCTCCCGAAAAACGGTTTTATATTTATGATCCTCAAAAAGATCTTCTTAAAAAGAACAACAAAGTTCAACTTAAGAAAGAGGCTGATAAAGAATTTATTAAATTGACTGGAAACTTTGATTTAATGCGTACCTTGTTGCGTGTACTATCAAAAGGAAATCCAGATAATTTAACTGACATGGAAGTTGAAAACCAACTTTATGATGTAAAAGATTCTAATCCAGAACGCTTTTTGAAGTATTGTAAAGACGACACTTTAGAGTTACGTTCTGAAATTTTAGAAATGATTGAAAAAAATGTTCTTCGTCAAATTGGTAATCAAATCATTTACCAAGATGAAACAATCGGAGAAACTATGAAAGACGCAATTGTTTATTTTAAGAATAAGAAAAACTCTGGAGCTGTAAACGCAATGCGCGCACAACTTAAAGAAGTTAAATAATGACTGTAAATGAAATGCATATAGCTGTTAACCTGGGGGTGCAAAAACTTGCATCTTTCCAGGTTGACAACTTATTACCTGAAGAAATAGATCATGAGTTAAACTTAGCTCAACTTAGATTTGTTAAACAACGATTTAATGCTAGATCTAATCGTCAAAATAAAGGATTTGAACAATCTCAAAAAAGAATTGATGATCTTAAATCTTTGATTGTAGAACATCAAGATAATACTCAATTTTATGGAGAAGTTTATACTTCTAAATATTCTCCTATTTATGTGGATAGATATACTCTTCCACTAGATTATCTTTTTCTTGTATCAGTTAGAGCAGAGACTAAGTATTCTTGCACTGCTGTTCCAGAACAAAGAAAAATAGTATCTAGTTTAAGGTATGTAAAGTTTGATTTAAATCCTCCTGTTAAAGGATATTTACTTAAAGACCTATATGTATTTAAAAGTTCTAATACAACTTGGACTAAAATCAATACAATAGATTTAACTACTAATGAAAAGTTAATGAATTCTGATAATTATATATCAGACATTCACCCAGTATTAGCATTACCTGAACAAAATTCTGCAGGAATAACTCAACATATATCTCCTAATGTAGATTCAAATCATTTGTATTTGCAATTTAAATTTAATATTGCGTTAGATGTTGTTTCTGATGAATTAGATCCATTGTACAATAAATGTTTTTATTCAGTATGGGTTAATCCATTAGATAATACTCAAACTGCTATTTCTTACTTTAACGAGTTTATAACACTTTCAACGGAAACCAGAGACTTTAGAACAAACTCTGAAATTCCTTTGTATAATAGAATTTGTTATTGTACATTTGCTCAGCATGACGATATATATGCTTTATTAGATGATCCATTTAATAAAACAGATTACGACTTGCCGTTCTACAACATAGAAGAAAGTTATTTGGATATATATACAACAAATATGTTTATTGCCAAAAAAGCAATAATTAAGTATTTGAGAAAACCAATTGCTATCTCTTACAACCTTGGAACTGGAAGTGAATTACCATTTCACACACACGAAGAGATTGTAGAGATGACAATTAAAAGCATACTAGAGGGATTAGAATCCCAACGGTATAACACGCAATCGATGGAAACATTTGAAAGCGAATAAATAAATTAATGTTAAACGCCTAAAAAATTAAAAAAATGGCACCTTCAAATTTAAGTCAAGTATTTTTTTCAAATACTACTGACGCATCAATTCAAACTGCAGCTGGAACAGTATTTGCAGATTTAACTGGCACTGCATCTGCAGTTGAACTAGGATTTTGGGATGTAGACGCTGGAGACTGGTTGTCTACTGCTTATACAGGAGCAAAAAGAATTCAAGTAGTTCAAGGAATGCCTTCTGGTTTTCCAATTGCTAGTCCTATTATTAATGTTGCAGACATTAAAGCAATTAAGTACTATGCATATACTGCTACTCAATTGCATTCAATTGCTGTAACTCCTGTAATGGTATCAAATATTACTACTGCAGATCAACCTGTTATGGTTCGTATAGCATTGCGTTCTGTACCTACTTGTTATGAGTCTTTTGTAAATCCTGGATCTACTTCTTTAGATATCTCTACTGGTACTAGTGCAGCTACTGGATCAACAAAATTTGCATTTCCTTTAGTAGGTAATCACTCTGCAGGTCGTATGATCTTTAACATTGAAGTTCCAGAAGCAAATGGAGCTTATAACCATGGTAACACTGTAGCAGGTCTTTGTACTGCAGTATATGAACTTTTGGGAAGAAATACTTTGTTAAACAAAATGTTTACTGTAGCTGATAATACTACTGCCTTTACTATTACTGCTCGTCACCCAGGTACTATCTTTGATATTACTTTGACCTATTCTGATGGAACTGCTCTTGCAGATACACAATCAATTACTGGTTATGATTCACATCAAGGAAACTACTGGCAAGCAATTTCTGATGAAAAATCAATGCGTGCAAAATATGGTAACTTTAACCGTATGTATTTCCCAACATCATTTCCTGAATTTGCTCAACCTACATATAAATATGATGTTATTGATATTTCTTATGCTCATGATCATCCTACCTCTACTGGTATTGCTCGTGCTGCAGAATTGAATAATGTTCGTATTTATTGGGGTAAAGGTTCTACTGCATTGTCTAACGCAACAGATGATGCTAACACTGTTATGGATGATGTATTAGGAATTACTACTATTGGTACTTCTCAAGTAATCCTAGGATCTAACTAATCTTAATTAATTAAAAAGCCTCACAATTTGGTGGGGCTTTTTATCTTATATTTGTAATAAATAAAATTAAATGCCTACATCTGCAAGTTTATTAAATCTTAGTCCTAATTGTACAAGTGGATATTTTTACTTGTCAGGAGGAGGAATTTCTCCAACAACTGGAGGAGCAGTTTATATTAATGTTTATTTAGTAAATGGTGAAGTAGAAACTAAAATTTATGAAGGAGATCCTGATGTAAATACTACTGATACAGGAGCTATTAATTTTAGTGTTACTTCTTTAACTACTAATACTAATCAATTATATGATGCAGGAGATGATGAATTAGATGCATTAATAGAAAGCATTATTAATTTTAATGGGTTATTTAAATTTGAATTTAAAAGCAATGAAGAAGAAGTAGATTATATTGCTTCTACATATGCTTTAGGAACTTGTGCAATTGATTGTTGCATGGCTAATTTATTAGGCACAGTAATCAATTGTAATTGTGAAGGTGGAGATTGCCACGATGTAATCAGAAAAATAGAAAAAATTTTAATTTTAATTCGATGTGCAGTTGTTGATGCAGCTAACGGAGATATTGCCGCAGCGCAAGAAAAATATAATAAAGCTGCAGAACTTTGTGATTCAACTTGTGATTGTAATTGCTAATGGGACAAATACCAAGTACCTTATACGGAAATCCATTTAATACTTACGTTTCAAGTAAGTATGATTGTATTGGAAATAGTGGGGATTCTTATTATGATAAATTAATAGGAGGGGTAGATTGTAATCCAGTTGAGTTATCTAAGACAGTAATAATTCAGTATCTTTTATCTAAATATAATCCATCAACTGGAGAAGGTTTAGATTGTATATATAATCAACGTCCTTTTGCAGGAGTTAATGATCCCAATTATAATACAGAAGATCAGTTAAATGATACTAACTATCTTCAGTTATTTACAAGCTATTTAAATACGCTTTGTAATCAACAAATAAAAATTCCAAAAATAATAATTAAAACTATCCCTATGGGTATTGAAGCATTTTCTTTAACAAACGAAGATAATAGTGTTGAATTTAGCACTGACGGAGGAACTACATTTACTGATAATGTAGAAATAACTGGTGGTGAAACCGTTATAATAAGAGCTACAGGTGCAGATTGTGCTGATATATGCGGTGCATCTGCTTATGACATTTGGCTAGCTCAAGGTAATGAAGGAAGTGAACAA